GGGCGCCGCCGAGGCTCTCGGCCAGCCGATCCAGCCCGAACAGCCCGCCGGCGCCCATGAGGCCCGACAGGATTCCGCCGATGCCGACCCACTTCAGCAGCGAAGTGGTGCCGGACGCCAGGTTGGAGGCGATCGACTTGACGGTGCGGTTGAGCTTTTCCATCTCGGCCGCGGCGGCCTTGATGCGACGCTCTTCCTCCTTGGCGGCCTTCTTCTTGTCGGCCTCGAGTCGCTTCTGGGTCTCGGCTTGCTTGTCGAGCTCGGCGTTGATGTCCGCGGTCGCCGCTGCCGCCGCAGCAGCCGAGACCGCCGCGTCCGACCAGTCGCCCTTCGTCGCCTTCAGGGCCTTGGTGTACTTTTCGAAGGACGCGGTGAAGTCCTTGAACTTCTGGTCGTTGATGTCGACGTCGATGACGGAACGCACACCCATGGACGCCTCCGTCTATCAACCGAATGGAAATTTGGATCTGTCGCGCATCGCGGAGATCAGGAACCGCTGCCGAAATTCCAGCGGGGAGGAGAAGCGGTGATCCTCATCAGGGATCAGCCACTCCATGAGGTCGCCGAAGCCCTCTTCGCTGAGCCAGGTCAGCGCACCGTGGAGGATGCTGCCGCCTTCGCGCCAATAGCAGCGGCCGGCGTCGAGGTCGGCAAGGAAGCGGCCCAGTCCGTAGCGTTCAAGGACGTGAGCTCCGCGCCGAATGTTCCAAACACCTGGGTCAGCATCGGCTCCGACGCCTTCCGGCCCATCGACGCATAGACCACAGTAAAAAAAGTCAGGGCCTGCTCGATCTCGGAGATGTCCTCCTCGGTCAGCCTCTTCTGCGTCGCGGCGGTCTCGAGGGGGATGTTTTCCCAGCCCTGCTCAGTCGGCAGCGCCACATAGGCGGTGCGCCGGGTCTCGGCGACGAAGCCCACATCGAGGCCGACGTAGGCCTGGGCGCCCGTCGCGGGGTTGGCCGGCCGGCTCGTCCAGGTCTCTTCGCGCAGGGCGACGTCCTTGAGCACCCGGGCGGCGTGCCGAGGGCCCATGAGGATCATCCAGCGGCCGCCCTTCTCCGCCATCTCGGAATAGGCCTTGGTCAGGATGTCGTAATAGGTGTCGAACACCGCCGCGGCGAGCGGGGGGCAGTAGCAGTAGGCCGGGCCGTTGTCGGTGTCCAAAGTCAGGACGAGCTTCAGGTCGCGATCAATTCGCACGCATCTCTCCAGTGCTGCGAGGGGGTGGGTAGGCTTTAGGCTTGGTTGAACAGGGCTGCGTTGATGCTGTAGGCGCCCTGGATCGAGACCATGAACTGCACCGACTTGCCGTTGATGCGCCCCGGGCCGGCCTGGATGATCGAGCCGTTGCTGGCCTCGTAGTTGCTCAGCGTGTCGGCGTCGGTGATGACGGTGAAGTTGCCCAGGTAGGACAGCAGTTCGATCTGCTGCTTCCAGAGGTCGGAGAAGGACTGCGACTTCAGCAACTCCACCTCGACCGTGATCCGCTGGTAGATCGCCGGGCTCGGGACCAGGCCGGTCATGGTGTCGAGGTTGTCGGTCACCGGGCCGTCGAGCGTGACGTTGATGCCCTCGGTCCCCAGGAAGGGCGCGGTGATGTTGAGTTCCGGGAAGTCGGGGAACAGCACGGTGCCGCGAGCGCGGTTGAGCGTCCCCAGGGCGACCTGCGGAGTGAAGATGGGCATGGGTCAGCGATCCTTGGGCGGGGCGTTATGGGGAGCGGCTGAGCCGGACTCAGATGAAGGCGGTCGCGGCGATGTCCACGATGATCTGCTCAAAGCCCAGTTGCGGGATCCAGGCGATCGAGAAGCCGCCGTAGATGCCGGCGGCATAGTCCCCGGGGTTGGCCGCGGTGTAGTCGAGGAACGGCACGGCGTTGATCACGATCTGGCCGCGGTAGAGCCCGGCATTCACGTTGGCGGCGAACTGGGCGGAGGTCAGCTGCACCGACTTCACCGTGCCGTTGGCCAGGCCGAAGGCGACACCGTTGCCGGCCAGCTTCACCAGCTTCGACTGCAGGAAGTTGATGCCCTGCTGGTTGTAGAGCAGCGGCGCCTGCGGGTTGTTGGAGCCGTTGATCACCGCGTTGGCGAGGGTCAGCTGCGACTGAATGTCGGCCCAGTCGATGGAGTACCAGTAATTGAACTGGTTGCCGTCCATCAGCTTGCCCCACTTCAGGATCGTATTGCTGATCCCGCCCTCGGCGCCGGTGTCGACATAGTTGACGCCTGCGGCCTTCAGGGTGGCGAGTTGGGCGGCGTTGCCCTGGAGGGGGTAGGCGGTGACGTCCTGCAGGTAGCTGAACGGCAGCGGCGTCACCAGGGAGGCGGTGCCGGGATTGTAGTTCAGCGTCACCCACCAAGCCGCGGCGACGGTGAATTCGGTTGTGGGCGCCGTGGGGCTCGGGACCAGGGCAAGGACGCACTTCAGGTTGGCGTAGCTGGTGTAGTTGCCGGTGGTGGTGGTGACGAAGAAGTAGGTCTTGGCGGTGGTGGATTCGAAGCCGGCCAGGAAGGTCAGGAAGTTGGCGTTCGCATCCCAGTTTTTCGGGACCAGGTAGGAGTAGATCGGCGACGGCGTGTTGGCCGTGATCCACGAGGCCAGATAGGCGACGCCGGCGTTGACGATGCCCTCGCCGAGCTCGAGCACGTAGACCGAGAGGTTGGAGCCCTGCGCGAAGAACTCGGTGACGGCGTTCTGCAGTTCGGAGACGGCACCCAGCTGAACCGTGATCGTGCCGGTGGCAGGCGAGGACGTTCCGGAGGCGATGGCGAAGGTCATCGCCGTGGTGGTGGTCACCGTGGCCGTCTTGACGCCGTTGTAGGCGGCCGGAGACGCGCCGGAGACGACGATCGGGATGACGTCGCCGACGGTCCAGCCGTGGGCCGAGGTGGTGGTCAGCGTGGCGAGCCCGGTGGTCTGGGCCAGGCTCGTCACCGCCTTGGCGGGCGCCAGGAGGGGCGTCAGATCGCTGCCCTGGGTGATCAGGGACAGCGTGCCCGGGGTGGTGTTGGTGCCGCCCTGGGTCAGGATCGCCCCGGTGCGCTGCAGCCGTGAAGGGGCGGGCGGCAGCGTCTGGGAGACGTTGACCGTCACGATATCGTTCGCAGCCATCGGGGCTCTATCCTTGCAAGGGTCTCAGGGTCAGGGTTCAGGCGCCGGGCGGTTAAGCCGGGATGGCGACTTCTTCCCAGACGAAGGAGCCGACGAATCCGGAGGCGGGGCCGGCGATGTTGGTGCCGAAGGCGACGTAGCCGCCGGGCGGGATGATGATCGCGCCGTTGATGTCGCGGTCGATGCTGAAGGACGTCGTCGCGGTCGGGGCCTGGCCGAGGATCTTGGCGTAGGCGGGAGTGCCGACCAGGGTGCAGGCGCTGTCGACGAGGCCGACACCGGCGGCGCCGTTGAGGTAGCTGCAGAGCGGGGTCAGGGCGGTGGTGTGGGCGGTGATGCCCCCGGCCGCGTAGCCGACGATCAGCCCCAGGGTGGTGATGAGCGTCGGGGCCACCAGCAGCGCGGCGGCGGCGCTCAGCAGGACCAGCTTCTTGCCCGAGGCGGCCGGGTTGGAGAGGCACAGGCCGACATAGGTGGTGGCCAGGCCCACGGAGGTCGTCACCGGGGTGGCCAGGGAGTTGGCGCCGGTGAAGATCGCCTGGGCGTTGGCGGCCTCGTAGTCGCGGGCGTGGCGGTCGGCGGTAAGGCTCTCGCCCTGATAGCCGATGCGGTTCGGCGTCGAGGAGTTGCCGGGCGTGAGGGAGTTGCCCAGCGCGGGGATGGGGTTTTGCGGCATGTCGGATTTCCTTGTCAGGCGGCCAGGTCGAGCGAGGCGAAGAACTCGCTCACGAAGGCTTCACGGATGATCTGGAGAGCGACCGTGCGGGTCGCCTGCTGGTAGTAGTTGACCTCGAACTCGAGGGTCTTCTTCTGGCCGAGGATGTTGAGCTCGGCTTGGGTGCGCTTCTGGTCCTGCGGAACCGGTGAGTTCATCACCCCCATCCGCGACCCCGTGGCCGCGTAGTCCAGGACGTAGTCCAGGAAGCCGAGGATCGAGGCGTTGCGCAGACCGAAGAAGGTCAGCAGCACCCGGTCCTGGGTCAGCTGGTAGTGAGAGCCGGTCGACGGATCGAGGAAGGGCGCGGACTGAACGGCGCCGGTACTCTCGGGATAGACGTGGACCGAGCAGTAGGGCGGCACGATGTCGTCGGCCACCAGGAAGCTCGGATACATGGGACAGAACTTCTTCAGGCTCAGCCAGATCGGCAGGCTGTTGGAGACCACGAGCCGGGTGTCCAGTTGCGCCGGGTAGTCGATGACCTGGGTGGCCATGGACGGGTAGAGGGCGTCGCCCTGGTAGTGGAAGAGCCCGCCCTGCCGGTAGAGCATGTTGAGCTTGGAGAAGGCGAAGCGCTGGCCGTCGATCTCGCCCAGAAAGAGGGTCTTGGGGTCGACGCTGTTCAGAAGCTCGATCTCGGCCTCGGAGGTGAAGACCACCCGGCTGACCGAGAAGCCCTCGTCCAGGTTCTGGGCGTTGGTCACCGTGCGGTGCAGCGAGCCCTTGACCGTGGCCTGGGTCGCCGGCGTCGTCACCGTGGTCGGGGTATTCAGCGGCGGCGGGGCGCCGAAGGCCGTGGTGTTGAAGACTGACGACTGCGACAGCTGGTCGGCGCGGACCCAGAAGGCGAAGCCGTCGAGCGGCAGGATCACCCGGTTGTACTTGGTGAAGGTGACCGTCTGGTCCTGGGAGATCGTGTTGACGCCGAGCGCCAGGGCGGCAGCGTACTGCCCTCCGATGGAGCCGCCGGCCGCTTCGGTGACCTGGCTCATCAGACGTCCTCGATCCAGGCCTTGAAGGCGGCCTCAAGCGTGCCGGTGTCCACGAAGGACGGGCGCGGGCCATCCGCCTTGCCCGACTTGAAGCGCGACGATTCCCGCTCCAGGGCGGCCTGGGTTGGGACGCCGGGGATGCCCATGCTCTCGACCGCGCCGCTCAGCAGGAAGTCGTGGAAGGCGTCCTCGATCTTGACCGTGCCGGCGTCGAATACGTGGTCGGGGTCAACGGGACGGCCGGAGATCATGCTCTCCAGTGTCCCTGCCATGCCCTCGGCGAGGTCATCGGCGATCTGCTGCTGGTGGCTCTCGTAGAAGATCGAGAAGAGCCCGTATTTCTCTTCGAGGATCTGGGCCACGTCGCCGGTGGTGGTCGAGCCCTCGGCGGCATAGGGGACCTCGATGGCGCCGAGGTGCAGCTTCACGTCAGGTCAGGCCCCAGAGACTGCCCGTGCTCTGTGCATAGCCGAGGTAGGTCCGGCCGTAGGGCGTCTTGAGGTTCTGCAGCTGCGTGACGGTGAGATTCTTCAGGCCTTCGACAACTTCCAGGCTGACGCCGGATCCTTCGTCGTTGGAGGCCGAGACCACGCCGGCGGTGAAGTTGAAGCAGCCGAACTCCTTGCGGAGGTTGGCGAAGTAGCCGATCGGCGGATCGGTGCCGGGGACGTAGACGTCCGGCACGTCCTGGGCCCAGTTGATCAGCAGGTCGGCCGCGAGGTTGTAGACCATCACGGAGTACATCACCGCCATCCCCGGCGCCTGCTGGACCTGGGGATTGACCAGGGCGATGGCGACGTTGAAGGCATAGCCCGGCCAGACGCTGTCGTCGGGCAGGTAGAGGGCGCTGATCCCCATCCCGTTCCGGATGAAGGACCAGAACCCGGCCAGGGTGGGCGGTGACGACCAGGTCACGCGGCGCGCTTGGCCCGGCCGCGGCGCGAGGCCGGAGGAGCGCCCTCGGCGTCCTTGGTCACGCGCACGCGCTGGGGTTTCATTTCAGCGCTGTCGGAGGTGCGGGTGCGGACTTCCTCGACCTCCATGTCGAGCATCTTCAGGCCCGGCATTTGGGGGCCGCCCATCTCCGTGAGGTCGCGCTCAATGCCCTGGGAAACCGCGATGGCGGCTTCCTTGCGCATGGCCCGGCCCTTCTCGTGCTGGAGGGTGGTGTTCTTCTCCATGACGGAGCGCAGGAGGGTCTCACTGACCGGCTTGTCGATGGAGCAGATCAGGGGGACGTAGGCGGCCTGCTGCCGGCCGATCTCGTCGATCCGGTAGAGGCCATAGGGCTCGTGCTGGTAGATGATGGCGTCGATCTGGAGGTGGTTGAAATCACCGTCCAGGGCGATCTGGCTGCCGGGTTGGATCGGCTGGATGCGCGGGCCCGGGCGCCGCTGTCCCTGACTGATGTTGGGGTCAGGGACAACCCAGCTGAAGGCGTGGGTCTGCGGCGTCGGGTTGGCGACGTAGAGTTTGGACATGGAAGCTCTCCTTCTTCCGGTGGGGTCTATTTCGCGGCAAAGGCCGCGCGTTCTTCATCTGACAGTGCTGCCCACCACGCCTTCCCTGCCTCTGAGCGACGCGCTTTGAACTCGGGGTTAGCTTCCCGCGCTCGAAACTTCGCCTTCAGGACTTCGACGCGGGCGGGGTCGGTCCACTGCTCACTGGCCTGGCGTCTAAGCCGAGCCGCATGCCGATCCCTTTCCTCGGGGGACATGGCGGCCCACATTGCCCTCGCCGCATCTCGACGCTTGGCGACCTGCTCTGGCTGTCTCGCCTTCGCCTTCCGCGCGGCTGACATGGCCTCTCGAAAACCTTCATCGGCCCAGCGCGCCCGGCGCTTTTCCGACTGCGCTTGGGCATAGGCTGGGTCTGCCCACCTAGCCCTGCTCTGGGCTGCTGCGCGCTCGCGGCGGCCCAGGTCGCCCTCCCACGACGCGCGCCGGCCCTTCGACTGCCGCTCGACGTAGGTAGGATCGGACCACGCGTCCCGGGTTTTGCCGGAAATCCGCGCGCGAGCTTCGTCCGAAAATGTGAGGCCGGCCGGGCCCTCGCCCCCATCTGTGAGGTTGCAGAGTGGGCCGCCATTCGCCTTGCGCCCGATGGCGGCGATCAGGGCGATCTCGTATTCAAACGCCGCCTCTTCCGTCAGGCCCTCGTGAAGGATCACTAGCGGCAGATCTCCGTCAGCCCGCTTGAAAATGCTGGCGAGGTGACGGTTGCGATGATGCTCTCCCATCAACGCATGTCGGCGCGCTCTAATGCCTTTGCCTTTGCCGATGTAACACGGCTCTCCGTTCCAGGGGCGGAATAGACAATAGACGTAGAATTCACTCATAAGAAAAACGCCCGATAACCTTTGTCAGTATTATCGGGCGCTTCGCGACATCTATCAAGTATTGGTGCGACTAGCTTGCGTACGCCATGGAGACAATCGTGACCGCCTCGGGGCGGGGAGCCCAGCCCGAGGTGATGCGCCATTCCGAGGTGACGTCGATGGCGCCGCCGGGAAGCGGGATCGGGATCTCGCGCGGGGCGGCCATGTCGGCGAACTGCAGGGTGCAGGCTTCCAGGCCCGGCTGCAGGGCGGCGAAGGCGTTGGTGTCGATCTTGTTGGCCTCGGGGCGCTCGACCTCGGTCATGACCACGATCACCGCATCGGTGCCGCCGGCGCCCTGGCCTTGCAGGGTGTCGTCGTAGGCCCAGGTGATCTCGTCGCCGTTCCATTCCGCGACGTCCTTGACCAGGCCGGCCGTCGAGCTCGAACCGGCGCCGACCCGCTGGAACTGGGTCAGCTGGACGATGTTCTGGTACTCGAAGGTGCCCAGGACACGCTGCGGGCCGAGGATGGTGAACTTGCGGCCGATGCCCAACTGATTGGTGCGGGTCTTCGTCGCGCTGATCTGGCTCAGCAGGAAGAAGGCCATCTGGCCGTTGTCGTAGGTGACCACGGTCGTGTTGCCGTTGGAGTCGGCCGGCAGGGAGATGGTGGTCGCCCCGGCGGCGTTGAGCAGGCCCTCGCCGTTGCCGGGGTTCATGCCGTTCAGCAGGGCCGAGCGGGCAAGCTGGAAGTGACCCTGGCGCATGCCGAGGCGGTTGGCCTCGACGATGTTGACACCCCAGCGGCCGAGGGCGGCCGTGTCATGGTGGTCGTACTCGGCCCGCACCCGCAGGAGGTAGGTCGGGGTCTGGATCATCGACATGGCGATGGAGACGCCCGGCAGGGCATTGTAGGCGGCTTGGCCGGCCGCCATGCGGGTGCGGATGTCGGCGCGCTTGATGTAGACGACCAGGTCGCCGTCACCGAGACGAACCATGGGCTCGCCCGTGGCCAGGGTATCGAAGGCGCCCGAGGCCTGCGAATAGGGCAGCAGGATCTCGGGCATGATGAACGACGGATTGACCGTCTCGAAGGCGGAAGAGATAGCCATGGGTGAGGGTCCTTATCCTCTGGGGGCTTCAGGGTGTTCGGGCTGTCAGCCCCTAGGTGAGATGGAGGGTGGCGCGGCCTAGTTGAGGTAGATCAGCGCGCAGGAGCCGGAGCGATTCCACGTCGCGGCGCCGGTGACGGAGTTGTAGGAAACCGTCATCGAGTTGCCGATGTTGAAGTCGATGACCTCGACGCTCAGGGCCGACGAGGCGCCGGAGCCCAGGGCCAGGGAGCCACCGGTGATGGTCGAGGCGCCCAGGCTGGCGCCGGGGTTATAGGTGACCGTGGTGCCGGCGGCCGACAGGGCCGTGAAGGTGCCGTTCAGCGAGGCATAGGCCCCCGTGCCGGTGAGGCCCGAGACGATGATGGCGTCGCCGGCGCTGAAGGTCACCGGGGCGCTCATGGTCAGAGTGACCAGGCCGGTGGTGTTGCTGTAGGTGCCCGAGGCGATCGTCAGGGTGCCGATGTAGGGGACCAGCAGCTGGTTGACGAAGTCCCAGGAGACCTGGGTGTTGATGACCGAGCCGGCCAGCGACGCCAGGGCCGGGTCGCAGGCGACGGCGATGCGGGCCTTGGAGCCGAGGCGGTAGAAGTTGACCAGGCCGCCGGAGGCCACTTGCGGCACCGGGGACGAGGGCGAATTCACCGCGGCGTGGTTCTGGTCGAACACCGCAAAGCCGGTGAGGCAGTTGGCCGAGGCGGCGGTGAGCGTGGTCGCCCGGGTGATGTTGCCGCCGAGCGTGCGCGACTGCTGGCCGGTGACGCCGGGCACGGCTTCGGAGATGCCGACGCCGCCCCACATGGGCTTCGTCTCCGTGGAGGCGAGGACGCCGCCGGAGAGGTAGAAGCGGGAGGCCGGATCCGGCATCGCCATGCCCTGGATGAAGCCCGAGGACGAGACGTTGAAGGAGCCCGCCGCATTCGTGGAGGTGTACGGCGAGAAGGGGATTTGAGCGGTCATGGTGTCCTGTTCCCTGATGGGGGCTGGATGGGGGACGGGGGCCTAAACCGCCCCCATGAGGGTCCGTGAAGGGCCGGGTTAGCCGCGGGCGCGCTGATCGAGGACGAGGCGGGCGCGCTGGCCCGGGCGCTTCATCTGGCCGATGAAGGTGCCCTTGCCGACGAAGGTGGTGGTGCGCACGCCGGTGTTGCGGTCGGTGGTGACGACCTCGCGCAGCTTGCCGTACGGCAGGTCGACCGGGTTGCGGGCGGCCGCGGCGGCGTCGTGGTAGATGATGTCCTCGAAGACCTTGAAGCCGGTCTCGTCGTGGATGGCCGTAAGCTTGACGTCCTTGGCGCGCTCGCTGTGGATCTGCAGCTTGCCGGCCAGGCGGCGGCGGTAGGCGGCTTCGGTCTCGTCGGCCCAGGGCGCCGGGGCGCTGTCGCCGAAGGCCTGGAAGACGGTGTCGGCGCGCTCGCGGATCTGGGCGATCTTGGCGGCGTCGGCTTCAGGACGGCCGGCGCGAAGGGTCTCGATGGTCCGCTCCATGCCCGCGATGCGTTCACGGGTGTCCTGGGTGTCCTTGGCGGCCTTTTCCTCGGCGTCAGCGTCGGCCTTGGCCTTCTCCGCCTCATCGGCATCCTTGGCGGCCTTGTCGGCGGCGACCTGCTCCGGCTCGCCGGGCTTGTCGTCATCGTCCTTCTTGGCGGCGTCGGCCTTGGCCTTCTCTTCCTCGGCCGCGGCGTCGGCCTTGGCCTTTTCATCGGCTTCGGCAGCGTCCTTGCGGTCCTTCTCGGCGCGCTCTTCCATCGCGTCCATGCGCGACATCACGGCGTCGAGGCGCGTGAGCACCTTGTCGAGCATCGCGTCTTCGCGGGCTTCGGTCTTGTCTTCTTCCTTGTCGGCCATGGTGGTGGCTCCTTCAGTGCGGGGTCAGCGGCCGACACGGGCCGGTAGGTTGCGGACTTGGGCGTCCAGGAGCGCCGCTCCGAGGTGGAGGCGGCGGAGCTTGGCGGGGTTGAGGCGGGCAGGTTCCGGTTGGGCCTGGGCGTCGTGGCGGACCCCCTCGGGATCACCGCCCTTGTCCCAGACGCCCAGGGGGCAGATGGCGACGTGGTCGAGCAGCCAGGGCTTGCCTTCCATGAGGATGGTCGAGCCGTCTTCGGTCGTGAACTTGGTCAGCGAGCCGGGGCCGCGGAAGACCACGCCCGGCGAGGTCGAGGTCTCTTTGCTGTCCATGAGCGCGTTGGCGTCGTCGTCGTAGATCTTGGCGATCGCCCAGACCTCGTCGCCCTGGATGTAGGGCAGCAGCACGGCGCCGATGGTCCGCTTGGCGAACTCCTCGCTGTTCAGCTTGGGCGCCTTGGGGTGCTCCATGATGACCTGCAGGCCATTGCACCGGGCGAGGAACTCATCGTTCAGGTAGATGGCCGGGTCGCGCCACACGAACTCGTCGAGGCCCTGGCGGTAGGCGACGCCGGTCCCGGTGATCCGGATGGCCCAGAGGTGCATGGTCCCGTAGACCTGGGGACTGGTCAGCTGGCCGGCCGCCATCATCCGGGCGACGCCGAGCTCGTCGGCGCTGAGGCGGTCGATGGCGACCTGGGCGCCGGGGTGCAGCGGCAGCGGCGGGGTCTCGATGCTGGCCCACGCCCAGCCCGTGTGTTCGTCGCAGAGGGTCGGGACGAACGGCTCGGCCACCCTGCAGTAGAAGGTGGTGAAGTCCACGTCCTCGCTCGGCAGCATGACCGGCACCCCCGCCGGGTCGGCGGCAGGGAGAGGCTGCTCCTCCCCGACGGGGGGCATCGCGGGAGGGAGGGACCCGGCGATCTGGGGCTGCGCAGGCGCAATGCTGCGGGTGTGGGGAACGAGGTCCTTCGGCACGAGATCGCGGCCGGTCTCCTCGAGGGTCTCGCGGATTGCCGCGGCCTCAGGGGTCTCGTCGCCCTCGATTTTGCCGCCCGGCCAGGCCCATTCGAGAGGATGGTCTCCGCCAGGGCCGCGCTTGAGGAACAGCGCCTGGTTGTCGGGGGTGAGGAAGAGGACGCCGGCGGCGCGGATCATCAGGACTTCAGGCCCTTGAGCCACTGCTCGCCGGCAGTGGACGTGGCGTAGTAGGGACAGTCGCCAGCCTTGCACCCGGCCGCCTTGGCCTGCCTGCCCTGCTCGAAGTAGTCCGTGTTGGAGCGCTTGCCGGTCAGCTGCGCGGTGGGGCTTGCGTCGGCCCGCGCCCAGGCCGCATCGCAGGCCGCGCACTCCATCGCGTCGCACCGGCGCTCCAGGGCGTCGCAGGCGGCCATGATCGCGTCCATCTTCGACATGGCGTCCTTTCCGATGAATTCGCGGCCGACGGCCTGGGAGACACCGCCGAAGCCGCTCCTGGTGTGGGCTGCGGCTTCCATGAGGCGGCGCTGCGCCTCCGACTTGACCGGCATGGCGCGTCTCGCGGGGATGGGATGGGTGGTTACTGCCGGACTAGGCGGCCGTCCGGCGCCAGCGCGTAGGCGAACAGCTTATCCTCCGGCTCCGGAAGAAAGAGCGTCGGGTCGCCGGCGATCATGAGGCCTGTCTCTTCGCAGAGCTTGTTCAGCCCGGCCAGGAACGTGGCGATGCGCTCTTCGAGTTGGGGCTCGGGCAAAGCTCTCTCCAGTGCTTCGGTGGGTGGTTAGAGCGCAGCGACCACGGCGCGGACGCGCTCAAGCTCGGCGCGGCCTTTGGCCGTCATGCAGGCGTCGGGGACGTCGCGAAGATTGTAGACGTAGGAGGCCCAGCAGCGGCAGAACGGCGCCTGGCCGACGGCGGTGATGTTCTCGTACCAGCCGTCGGGGCCCGGCTTCACCAAGCCCTTCTCCGCCGCCCAGTTGCCCTTGAGCATGTAGAAGTGGCGGTCGCGCTCTTTGTGGTCTTCGCGGTAGTTGTAGCCGGGCTGGCGCCAATGGCTGCGCCAGACCAGACCGATGGCGCCGCCGCCCCGGGCGATGGTCTCGTTGATTGAGGCTGCGAGCTTGTGGCCCTGGTCGATGTGCAGGCGCCGGACCTCGAAGGGCAGGTCCTTCAGCGCCTTGGTGATGCGCTTGGTCTCGTCGCGCCGGTCGGTGGTCTTGGACTTGCCCTTGGGCAGAGAGGTCGCCCAGCCCGAAAACCGCTGGAGCGTCTGCTCCTTCGCCTTGGTGCGGTTGAGGCGGATCAGATCGGCGCTGGCCATGATCCGGCGGTCGAGCTCGGCGCGCAGCTCGGGCCGCAGCCGGTCGATGGTGAAGCGCGAGGCGCCCAGGTGGACGTCCAGGGCCTTGCCCTGATCGACGAGGCGCTTGTAGATCGACGCCATGGCCTCGCGGAGGTCGTCCTCCATCTGGCGGGCGGTGCGCATCGAGCGCTCGGCGGCGCGGGCGATGCGATCCTGCCAGTAGGCGACGCGCTCGGCGCTGTCGAAGCCGTGCTCCGACATATCGGCGACGGCCTCGCGGATGACGTCGTAGTAGGATTCAGAGGCGGCCACTGATCACCGCCAGCCGTTTATGGGCCCGCATGAAGGCATCGAGGCTGCTCTCCAGGTGGGCCAGGGCACGGTTGCGGGCATCCTCGGCGGCCGGCCAGTTCCCGGCCTTGCACGCCGCCAGCATCTCCAGCTGCGCGGCCTGGGCCATGGTGGCGCCGTACTCCCCTGCCCTCAGGTCGGAGGTAAGTTCGGCGTCGAGGGCGCTCAAGCGGTCAGGCGCCGCTGCTGGCGGTTGGGAAGGAGGGCGACCGAGTCCTTGGCGCTGAGGTCGTCAGGCTCCTCGGTCTCGCCGGGCGTGGTTTCAGGCACGAGCGGAACATATTCCTGAAACGAGATGCCGTCGAACTTAAACGGCGACGTCACCACCATCTTCATGGCGTTGATGTTGTCGTAGAGCGTCTGGATGAACTCGGCCTTGTTCTCCGGGTCCAGGATCGGCAGCACGGTCTCGGCGATCAGGACGAGGCCCTTGAGGCGGACGTCGTCGACCTTGGACTTCTCGCTGTCCGGCTCCTCGATGAGCGAGGGCCATTCGGCGCGGAAGTTGTCCTGCCATTCGTAGAGGGCGGCCTTGTAGTCGACGCCGCCGTATTCCTTCGGGAAGGCGACCTGGATGGTGGCGTAGAATTCCGGGTTCCAGGCCCGGTGCTGCACGATCTTGGTGAAATACTCGTAGGCCGGGTCCATCCATTCGCGGATGCGCTGGATGTACTGGGCCACGCGCTTGGCGTCCTCGGTGCCCTCCCCGAAGCCCTCGGCGAAAGTTTCGGAGTTGATCACCTGGGCGGGCGTGCCGGCGGCGGACGCGATGTCCTCGAGGATGTTCTTGCGGGCGGCGTTGAAGGCGTCGGCGAGGTTGTGCAGGTCGAGGGATTCGATGGTGTCGTCGGAGCCGACCTGCAGGACCTGGCCGACCTGGCCGTCCTTCAGGTACTGCCGCTTCACCCCGGCAACCGCCTGCATGAGGCCGTCGATCGCCGAGGACTGCTGCTTCTCGTGCACCACCAGCAGCCCGGCTTTGGCCGCGACCATGTCGTTGGTGATCTGGGTGTTGATGAAGCTCTTCAGCGGGAACAGCGCCCGCTTGTAGACCGACCGGCCGGAGTAGCCGAAGGCCGAGGACGTGTAGGCGATGTAGAGCGGGTCTTCGTGCAGCAGGGTGCACGTCCGGTCCCGGGCGTAGGCCTTGCCGTCGACCGAGATCCCCGCGACCTTCTGGAAGTCGAGGCTGTTCGGATCCTGGTTCAGCAGCAGGGAGCCCGCGGTGTTGAGCGGGTCCAGGACGTTGAAGGCGATCTGCGCGGCGGCCAGGTTGTCGAAGTTGACCTTCGAGTTCGGAGCCTTGCCCCGCTCCAGCATCGCCACCGAGGCGTGGCCGTAAATCCTGGCCAGCCGGGCGAGGTTGAGGATGTGGCCGTCGACGCCGAGGGCCTTCCACTCCGCCTCGAAGGCTTCGACCAGGCGCTCTTCGGGGCCCTTCTGGACCGTGATCTGGCGGCGCTGGCTCTGCGCCATCTGGATCGGGTTGTCGGCGATCTTGGCGCCGAGCGGGTGGCTCTCGTAGATCGTCTTGCAGGTCTGGTAGCTGACGTCGTCGCCGGGCTCGATGTCCGGCGCCATCAGGAGGTCCTGCAGCGCGTTGCCGAGCTGGGCGTTGGAGACGGAGATCGAGGCCATCAGTGCAGGACCCACGCCCACAGGGCATCACCCGCCAGGGTCAGGCCCGCGACGGCGATCAGGGCGGCGGCGAGACGGCGCATCAGTGCTGGGTCGGCTCGACGGGCGGGGCGCGGCGGACCACGACCTCCGGCATCCGGACCGGCTCGTAGGCGCTCATCAGCGCGATCCAGGCGACGGAGCTGAGGCAGCGGGCGCGGAAGGACATCGGGCGCATCGTCGATCTCTCCAGGACTAGGCGCCGTCGGCGTTGTTGAACGCCAGGGCGATTCCGTAGGTGTGGCAGTCGAGGAGGTCGTCGGCCCGCTTGGCCGCGTCCTTGTCCCCGATCCGGAAGCCGGTGACCTGGCTGAGGTAGTGGTTGCGGGTCGAGCCCTTGTAGGAGGTGACCTTGTCGTGGGCGTGCCGGCTGATCTTGACCTTGCCCTGGTAGTGGTAGTCGGAGACGGCGATCGCGCGCTCGTCCTTGCCCAGGGCAGTCAGGGCGCCGGGGATGGCGTGCACAGGCTGGCGGGCCCGAGCCATCTTCTGCAACAGCACCTCGCCGCTGGCCTTGTCTTCGATCCAGACGCCGAGCGATCCCATCCGGGCGCCGCACTGGCCGGCGAGATCCTCGAGGCGTTGGAAGACGGTGGGCAGCCACTCCTCCAGGAGCGCGCCCTCGATCTGCAGGATGTCCCAGTCGAGGATGACCAGGGGGTGACCGGTGTGCCTCGACCGGGCGAAGAAGGTGACGGCCGTACCGTCGTTCCCGGCGCCGGTCTTGGTCGCGGTGTCGGCGACGGCGAAGACAGCGTCACAGTGGGCCGGATAGTCGACCGGCAGACCGTTATCGAGGAGCTTGTCGCGGTCGAAGAAGGCGACGCCGCTCCAGTCGATGAACTCGGCCTCGTACTCCTGTTTGAAGACCAGGGGATGCTTCGTCGCCCGGATGGCCTCGATGGCCTCGAGCCGGCGTAGCATGTGCTGCTCGTCGGTCTCCCCGGGCTTGCGCATCGGCAGCAGCGGGTTGGAGATCGTCGGCGCGTGGTAGCTGACGAAGCCATACTTGGGGTCGTTGCAGATCGCGTAGAGGAAGTTGTCCGGATCGACGCCGTTGGTGTTGGACGCCACCAGGGCCCAGCCGCCGTAGTCGAAGAGGGTAGGCTCGATGGCCTTCTCCCAGATCGACAGCATCGCCGTCGGATCCTCGATGGGCCCGTTCTTGGTGAAGGCGCCTTCGTCGACGACCACGCCGTGATAGAAACGGGACCGGCCCGCGGACTCGTCGTTCAGGGTCCAGAAGTCGACCCGGCCGCCGTTCCGAGTTCGGATGACGCCGTCGATCTTGGAAGCCGAGGTGATGATCGGCTTCAGGATCGTCTTGATGTCCTGATATGCCTCGCTAAGCCGCTTGTAGTCCGGGGCGAAACCAACCGACACTCTGGCCCTGTGCGGCAGAGTTGCTGATCCTGGCGCCGCCGTACTTCGTTTTCCCCCAGCGGCGGCCACACCTCAGGGCGACGCGGCCCTTTCCGGCATTGGCCGCCCACACGCCGCCGCGCGCGTCCTCAGTGACCTGGTGGGCGCGGAGCTGGTCTTCGTGAAGGTGGGGCAAGATCACCCTTGGCATTCGGCGGCCTTCCTTGCGCGGGTCGCCGCGAGCGTGATCCTGATCTTGTCGGCCATGGCTTGGCGTTCGGCGTCGGTGCGGCGGGCGTGCCATTCGGAGATGGCCGTGCTGATCTTGGAGTTGACCGCCTGACGCTCGCCGTCGCTGAGACTGGCGTGCCAGCGGCGCGAGTTGCGCGACATTACGGCCTTCACCTCGGGTCGATTTTGGGCGGCCCGACAGGCTTTGAGGTGGGCGGGCGGAAGCTTCCTGCCGAGATTGGCCGCTCCGATGGCCTTGCGGGACGCTGCGGTGTGCCGCATCCCGGTCACCCCGTCTCCGCCATCGGTGCAGTTGCACAGGGGGCCGAGCTTGAGGTCAGCGCGGCCAAGCGCGGCGATCCAGGCGATCTCGTACTCAAACGCCGTGGCCTCATCGAGGTCTTCGGCCAGGATCACGACGGGCACTTCGAGGCCGCGCTTGAAGATGTTGGCGAGGCGTCGGTTATAGTGCTTGGCGCCCATGTGGGCGTGCCGGGCCCTCCGATCGCCGCGCCCCTTGCCGATGTAGCACGGCTCGCCATTCCAGGGGCGAAAGAGGCAGTAAACGTAGAAGTCGTTCATGAGGGACCACCTCAACCCCGATGCAGAGACACGGCAGAACGCGGGGTTGACGCGTCTTTTCGGGAGCTACCCTAGCCGGGCCTGTCTTGATCTCAGGGGAGGCCGTTCTCGATGATCACGGTGAACTCGCCACCGTCGCGCTCATCGTCGGCCTCCTTGGCGGCGCGAGGCTCGCCGTACTTCTTCGGTGACAGCTTCGATGCCCGCCACTGGAAGGCGGCGATCTTCACCCGGTCAGCCGGAGCCGACGCAGGAGTGCACGACAACGCCGTGTCGAGGATGAGGTCATCCATGAAGTCTGCCTGGAGGGCTCGCGCACGCGCGCACTTGGCCTCAAAAGCATGGTCAGCTTCCTGCCACCGCAGCACAGTCGCGCGGCTCGGCATGGCTTCGTCGGCGCAAATGGCCCGCAGGCTCTCGCCATTGATCAGGCGCTCGCAGATCGTGTCTGCGATTTCGTCGGTGTAGATCGATGGCCGGCCGGTGCGCTTTTCGGCGTCCTCTGCCATCGGGCCTCGGGGGTTTGGATCGCGCCGCGGTCGGTCCTGCGGGGTCAAGCCATGGCGAGGGTGTCGGGACGCCGGGCGCGATGGGGGAGCGGGCCCGAGGATTTGCACCTCAGACTAAGGGTCTGATCCCAACCCGCATGATGGAATGTCTTGGCCTTTGACGCAGGTATGGGCCTGCTCGGCTGGGCGCACCTAAGCGGCGTGGGGTGGCCAGACATGCGAAAGGCCCGCGGCGAATCAGCCCCGGGCCCCTTCAGTCGCAATACGACCTGATTTGCGTATGCGCATCTCGTGCCCTGTCTGTCAACATGCAGGGGCGAGAGAACTGGCGCCTACAGCATGTTGTTCCAAGCGCGACCGCTTAAATCGGCCTGCCGTTGATGACCATCGACACGCGATCGCCTCGCTCGAGGTAGTGGCGGGCGCCGAAGGTGAGGGTTCGGCCGCCGGTGAGCTCGACGACATACGGGCTGAGGACGCGGACGACCTTGATGTCGAACCATCCCCTGAAGAACCCCCAGTAGACCACGGCCAGGGCGAGGGCGTAGGCGAACAGGATGGCGGCCACGACGATGGTCTCGGTCACGGTGCCCTCGGCTTCAGCAACTCCGTCAGAGCATCCTCGGCCTGCTCGTAGGCGTGCCACCCCGGCGCCTGCGCGGCGGTGACGAGGTGTCCCGCCTGGCCTTCGAGATCCAGCCACGCGTGGACCTGCAGCTTCGCCTGGTCGCGGGCGGCCTTGGCCTCTCGGACGGCCCGGCCGAACTCAGCGTCGGTCTGGCCCGAGGCCTGAGCGGTCAGCTGGCCCAGCAGGGCCTCGCCGGTGGTTTCGTCGGTCATCCTGCTCTCCTCACCTCAATCCGAAGTACGACGCGACCACGCCCAGCGCGCGGACCAGGGCCGTCGTGTTTGCATCCCGCGCCCAGGCGCCGCTCGAGTAGTGGGCGACGCACCGGCCCTTGCCGGCGACCTCCCAGAGACCGGTGAGGCCCCGGCCATTGATCTGGTCGACGCGGACGAGGGTCTCGATGGCCTGCCGGTCGTCCCAGAGCTGGGCCCGCTTCTCCGCCCATCCTTCGCCGCCCCGGCCGACGCGGATATCGGCGGGATCGATCGGCGGCGGCCGCAGGGAGCGCTCCGGGTCGGTCTTCTCGTAGATCTCGCGATAGGCC